TGTAAAAGATAAAGCTACACCAAAAGAATATAATGCACTAATAATCAAACAATTTAGAGATACTATTATACATGAATTTGCGCATAGATTGAGTACAGATTTACTTGGAAATAAAGGATTTAAATCTGAGTTACGAAGCATAATAAAAGAAGCTGAAAATACAAAAAGAACAATTTTTGAGACACCAATAAAACATATTATGATTGATAAAGATATATTTCCTTTAATGACTTGGAAAATAAAAAACAAAACAATAGATAATCAAATTGAAGGTTTAGTGAATGGTGATGAATACAAAATAATAACACCATCTGAAATCGATTATACAAGGTTAGGTGATTCCGTATTTTCAAGACGCGGTCCGTCAAATTGTTTTATTATAATACCCTTAAAAGATGGATCTCTTTTTACAATTCAAGATCCAGATCCATTAAGCACAATAGCATTATCAACTAAAGATAATAACCCTTCTCAATATGCAAAAAAGGATGATGAAGAGTTTTTTAGTGAAATGATGGTAGCAATAGCAAACAATGAATACACAGGGGAGCCAACAAAGACAAGATTTAAAGCCTTGGTTGATAAATATATTCCATTTTTTGGTAAAAGTGTTAAAGATAATCAAGCTTTATTGCCTATTTGATATATGATATACTATGCAAAATAGGAGCATAGTATGAAAAAACAAGAGGTACAAGATCAAGCGTTGCAAAGCGTACAAGATCAACACGATTTATTTTTGATTGAGTTATTTGGGATACAAAATAGCGGGTTAAGTCCAGAACGCATTAAGGATTTAGCGCAAAATGGAACATTGAAGCTAGATACAAAGGGTTTACAAATAGCGGGTTTAGATCCTTATGCTTTTTTGTTTATGATGGGGCAAGTGCTGAATGAGATGAACAATACACAAATCAAAGACGCTAGAGATTGGGGATTGAGTGAATGGGAACCAGTGATCAAAGAACATTTAAAAAGTATTGTATCACTAGAACCATCACAAACAGAGATAGACGGTCAAAATTCCACTATGGAAACACCAGCGCCAAGCTATGAACATATTTACGGAGAACCATTACAACCCCCGCGTAATTTGCCTTCTTGGATGGGTGATTCAGAGAAACAAGCGTATAGTTCCGCAGTACAAAGAGCGGGTATTTATGCGAGGGGTTTAGGTAACCAAGTAGGGGAAGATTTAAATAGTGCAATTGCTGAAGGTTGGGAAGGGACTGAGATTACAGAAGAAGTTAATGAACAACAACGGCAATTTATCCTAGATACAATCAAGCAAGAAACAGCGAATGAAATTGTAGATGGGAGAGATTACAAGGCCTTAGCTTCCAGATTGGCGGATATCACTAAGGACTATTCTAGAAATTGGGATAGAATCGCAAGAACCGAGTTACAAGCAGCATATAACGAAGGGCGCTTATTGGATGCGATAGATCAAGATTCATTGGTTGCCAGATTCCCAAATACTAGCGCTTGTGATATTTGTTTATCGTTATTTGTAGACGGTGAAAACCTAGTGCTATTTGAACCAGATCAATTAATTGCTAATGGTGTAAATGTTGGGCGATCCAAAGAAAACATATTGCCAACCTTATTCCCAGTGCATCCTAATTGTAGATGCGATACGCTACCTATTCCACGGGGTTTTATTGTTACAAAACAAGGGCGTATGCTCAAGGAAACAATCACAAAATCAATTCCTAGCAAGTATCTAAGAGGACTAGAACCAGATGAAAAAGAGAAGAGAACAAAACAAATAGAACAACGCAAACAAGGCAAGATCAAAGCTAAGGATAAGTATAAACCTTTGGTGGGTGATGATACCAAAACAAAACCTTCCAAGTATTCAAGAACCAGTTTAGCCAGTGCAGTAAGAGAGAAAACTAAGGGAAATACAACCCAAGAATTTATCAAAGTAGCTTCTCAATTAACAGGCGTTTCAAAGCGCATTATAAGCGAAGTACACAAGCGCGGGGCTGAAGCTTGGGCAACAAGCGGACATAGACCAGGAGCAACACAAATAGCATGGGCAAGGGCGCGCGTTTATTCATTTTTGACTGGTGGAAAGACTAGAAGAACAGCGGACGCGGATTTATGGGCGGATCATTTAAAAACTAAAAATTAAATATTATTTCTAGTATAACTAAGAAAACCAAGATAGGAGAATAGAATGTTATCTTTTTATACTTTTGCTATTGATTTGATCAAAGCTAGAACGCATAAATATATTAGGCGTGTACCAATTGGCGCAACCAAAACAGGTGGTACAAAATATATGTACTACTACCAAGGACAAGAAGCACACGGGCAAGGAATGGGGCATGAATCCGAACTTGTAGAAGGTTCAAGTTTTGCATTTGGTGAAGGTGAAAATAGACACCATGTACACATTAAAGCGGTAAATGGCGATAAACTTACAATCGAGTACGATGATGGGGATAAAAAGGGAACGAAAGAAACACTATCTAAAACAGAGTTTCAAAGTAGAATCCACAAAGAACACGCTTCAAATATCCAACATGCAAAAGCTAGAAAAGAAGCTATCAAAGAGAAAAAGCAATCAAAGAAACCAGCACCCCAGCCAGAACAAAGAGTGCATACAGAAGAAAGTATCTTGCAATCTCTTCAAGCATTACTTCAAAATAAAGGTTCTGATGAAATTCAAAAGCTTCTAGATCAATTAGGTATGCAAGTAAAACCAAAGGTGGATATTGAGAAACAAAAAGCAAGATTATTATTAGCCGGTGAAGCAGGGAAACCCGTAAGACACGAAGCGAAATATAAAATTGTTGAAGCTTCTGATTTGATTGCTAGTCACAAACCTACCTCATTCGGAGAGAATCCAGCATATCCCAAAGAAGTACAAGAACGCGCGTATGAGTCTGATAAAGCTGAACAGATGAAAGTAATGAGAAACGCGCAAAACTTAGAACCTTCGTTCTTGGTCAATACAAACCCAGACGCGATCAATGGCGCGCCAATTATGACACCAGATAGAATTGTTTTAGGTGGAAACTCTAGAACAATGGCGGTTCAAAGAGCGTATGACATGCACCCAGAGAAAGCAGAAGAATATAAGAATTATCTAGCTTCTAATGCACACGCATTCGGATTCTCAAGCGATTATGTACATGGTTTTTCTCAGCCGGTATTAGTAAGAGAATATGAGCCAAGTGATACTTCAAAAGACAATCTTAGATTACTAGTGCGTCAAATGAATGAAGGGTTTACACAAGGCATGGACGAACGAACAGAAACAAGCGCAATTGCTAGACGATTAACAAAGAATACATTGAAAACAATTGGGGATGAAATGATGGCATCCGATGAAGATTCACTAAGTGATTTCTTAAAGAGTGGATCTAAAGGAGCTATAAAAGTGATTAATGCACTTATGAAAGATGGTGTTATTAGTAATCAAAATATGAATAAATACTTTGATGTTGAAACCCAGCAGGTAAATAATAACTTCATAAGCTTACTTCAAAATGTGATTACAGGCACCGTTATTACGGATCGCAAAGTATTAAAGAAGTTAAAACCAAGCTTATATGATCGCTTCGCATCTGGTATTGTTACACTAGCAACACAAGGACTAGACGACAAAAATAAAGAAGCGTTACAAAGTGCAATTTACGCGTATGCTTTGGCAAACTCAACCAATTTTGTAAAGACCAAAGGGAACGCGGAAAATAATATTAGAGGGCTAAATGATTGGTTTAAGCAGCAATCTGTTGATATGGGTGATCAAGATGAAGAGAACACCTTGAAAAACAATGTACGCAAGAACCCATTAGCACAAGCATATTTAGAAGCTTTGGCGATTGGTACTAGTGCAGAAAGAGTTAAAACAATGTTTTCCCAGTTGGCCAAGAAAACACTAACAGATGATGCAACCGAGCAAGTAGATATGTTTGGCGATACACCTGATATTTTGACCACTTTAAAAGAGATCAATACAAGATACGCACCCAAAGAAGAAGGTACTAAGCAAGAAATACGATTTATCGCAAAATCTATGCGCTTTAGCTTCTATGCAACACTGAAAAAACATATAAAAAGATAACTAGTAACCAAAGAAATAGGAGTAAAATAAATGCCTTTTGCAAATGAACACGCAGCGCGACAAGTAGACCCTAGCGCATTTAGTGATTTTAGAAGATTCACACCCAAGGGATTCCCCGAGGGGTTGAGTGTAATCTTAGGCTTGAAAGATGGTGAAGATTCCCAGATTCAAAGCATCCGAGCAGATAAAGATAAGTTCACCGTAAGCGAATTTAAAAAGTGGTTGGAAGATCACGATTTCAAAGCTGATATTGAAGAAGCATTGAACAAGGGTTCTTATTTTGCCAAGTGGATTCCTATGGATCTTATTGAAAAGGGTGATAAACCTGGCGATGATCCTAATGGCAATAACAATGCTGATGGTGTTGGCTACATTGCGGGTATTGTATCCACTGATGATCAAGACCGCGAAGGGGAAACCATTGATCAAAGTGGGCTTGATTGGGATTACTTCCTTAGTTCCGGATGGTTCAATCATGAACATAGACCAGGCCCCGAAGCGGTTTTAGGGCATCCTACTAAGATTGAGCGCATAGATGATCATAGCACCCGCGTAGAAGGTGTTTTGTACCTAGCTAAACCCTTGGCTAAAGAGTGCTATGATACCGCAGTAGCAATTAAGAAGGCTAATGCTAATCGTAATCTTGGGTTTTCTATTGAAGGTGTGGTACAAATGAGAGATCCACAAAATAAGAAACGCGTACTAAAAGCTAAGGTTCTAAATGTTGCGGTAACAAGCGCACCAGTCAACCCAAATACAAATTTAGAATTGATTGCTAGATCCATGAACGCATCTATGGGATACCAAGAACCAGCGATACCAGATGCGGACGCTTCTCTAAGTGCATTAGTTCAACAAAGTATCGATAAAAAGCTTTCTAGTGCGACTTATGGGCAAAAAGAAACAAAGAAGAAAATGATTACAAAATCCAGCTTGAAGGATATGTTAAAAGATCACTTCTCTAATTGTAGCAATGAAGAGCTAGAACATATTGCTTCTTTACTCATGGAACAAGCAAAAAAGAAAAAACAATAAAGGAAGATAACAATGTTTTCATTTTACAAAGTGATCCTTGATCTACTTAAAGCAAGAACACATAAATATGTAAGACGCGTACCAATTGGGGCAACCCATACGGGCAAAACAATTTTTAAAAGATACATTTACACAAGATGAAAACATAGAATCTAAGCCAAAACAATTAACTGAGTCACAACATGATTACATTCAAAGATATAACAATTCAAGATATCAAGGTTACGATTCGTATATTTTTGAAGATGGTAGCGTAGGAACAGAGATTGATGATGATGATATGGAAGGCAGGAATCCAGACAACCTATATTTATATGTTGAAGGTGATTTCAAAGATAAAGATAAACTTTGGCGATTAGGATTCAGATGGGATCGAAAGAAGGAAGGTAGCCGAGGTTTATCATATTACAAATATAAAGCACCAGTTTCAAAACAATAA